GTGTGCAATCCGAAAGGGCGAATCATCCGTGTACCTGATACTTATGATCCCGAAACCCGCACTTATTCTGGTACATGGGAGGGCGTATTTAAATGGGCGTGGACGGATAACCCTGCCTGGATTTATTACGACATCATTCTGAACGAGCGCTTCGGGCTGGGTCAAAGAATCGATGCGACTCAGATAGACAAATGGGAACTTTATCGCATCGCCCAGTATTGCGATCAACTGGTACCAGACGGCAAGGGCGGCAGCGGGACGGAGCCTCGTTTTCGTTGCAACGTTTATATCCAGGACCGTAATGACGCCTGGACCGTACTTCGTGATCTGGCGGGTATATTTCGCGGCATGACGTACTGGGGTGACAATAAGATGTATGTCCTGGCTGATATGCCACGGGATGTGTGGCACATCTATAACCACGCCAGCGTTGTTGAAGGAAAATTTACCTTTGCGGATCCGAGTGAAACCACCCGAAACACTGCCGCGCTGGTGAACTGGTCAGACCCAGCCAACCACTATAAAGACACGCCTGAGCCTGTTTACGATAACGATCTGGCCATGCGCTTCGATTATCGTCAGCTCGAAATGACTGCGATCGGCTGCACCAGGCAGTCAGAGGCAAACCGGCGGGGGCGCTGGGCGCTGCTCACTAACGGTATCGGCGAGGTAGTGACCTTCAGCACGGGCATGGACGTTCCCCCCGTTGGTGAGGTGATCGGCGTGGCAGCTAACGAGCTGGCCGGAAGAACTATCGGTGGCAGGGTGAGTGCGGTTAACGGCCGCAACATAACCCTCGATCGCGCCGCTGATGTGAAGGCCGGGAACCGGCTGTTTTTGAATCTTCCGTCAGGCACAGCTCAGGCCAGAACCGTCCAGGCCGTTAACGGAAACACAGTCACTGTCACCACACCCTACAGCGAAACACCGGAGGCTGAATGTAACTGGGGTGTGGACTCTGACGATCTGTTTATAGCGCTTTTCCGTGTTACGGGAACGCGGGACAACAACGACGGTACTTTCGAGGTCACCGGGACGACTTACAACCCTGATATCTATTCCGCTGTTGATACCGGCGCAAGACTGGACGAGCGGCCAGTCAGTGTCATTCCACCGGGGGTTCAGGCTCCCCCAGGAAATATTGTCGTAGACAGTTACTCTACGGTTAACCAGAACATTGCGATTACCACTATGCGCGTTGCCTGGGATGCTGTTCAGGGTGCAGTTGCTTACGAGGCGGAATGGCGGCGTGACAGCGGCAACTGGATTAGTGTGCCCCGAACGTCTTCTCTCGGCTTTGAAGTTCAGGGTATCTACTCGGGTCGCTATCTGGTCCGTGTCAGGGCGGTGAACGCCAGCGACGTTTCATCAGTATGGGCGACATCATCAGAAGTAAATCTTACGGGTAAAGTGGGCAATCCGCCGAAACCGGTCGGCTTCATCGCTTCCGATAATGTGGTTTTCGGTATCGAGCTGAGCTGGGGATTCCCGGCGAACACCGACGACACGCTGAAGACGGAAATTCAGTACAGCCTGACCGGGACGGAAGACGATGCGATGCTGCTGGCCGATGTACCTTACCCGCAGCGCAAATATCAGCAGATGGGACTTAAGGCTGGGCAGATTTTCTGGTACCGCGCGCAGCTTGTGGACCGTAGCGGCAACGAGTCCGGATACACCGACTGGGTGCGCGGGCAGGCCAGCATCGATGTTTCCGACATCACCGATGTGATCCTGGAGGAGATTAAAGATTCTGAGGTATTCAAGGATCTGATAGAGAGTGCCGTAGAAAGTAGCGAGAAACTGGTCGAACTTTCTGATGCGATTAAGGAGAACGCCGATGGTCTGGCAGCAGCAGTAGGGTCGAATAAGCAGACAGCAGAAGCAATCATTGGCAACGCCCTGGCTATTGCTGATGTTGTTGTGCGCCAGACTGCGCAGCAGGGGGCTAACTCTGCGACATTCGAACAGCTCCGGGAGGTGATCGCCACTGAGACGGAAGCCCGCGTCACGGATGTTACTCGTCTTGAGGCACAAACTGCACAGAATGAAGCGGGTATTACTGAAGTTCGCCAGGCGTTAGCAACGGAAACTGAAGCTCGCGCTTCGGCGGTAAGCCAGTTGACTGCAGCCACTCAGGCTGCATCTGACAAAGCTGATTCAGCAGCTGCTGTAGGTGCTAAGAATACAGCATCAATCACTGACCTTAGCCAGGTTGTCACGGACCTCGATTCCTCAATGGCATCACGCCTGGAAGAGCTGGGTGCACAAACTGATAAGGCCAGCGGCGGTATTCAGAACAATGCTATCGCGCTAATAACGAGTACGCTGGCGCAGGTTAACCAGCGCAACCTCCTGAGCGTCCAATATGGAGATAACAAAGCCAGTATCGATCGAGTAGACAATGTGATGGCCGACGCCAGTAAAGCTGTCTCTGAGTCATTGCGCGTTTTGGATTCCAGCACCGGTGGGAACACGGCGAATGCCACTGACTTGTCGAAGACACTTGCTGATTTTACCCAGGCGTCTGCTACGCAAATCAATTCGCTAAAGATCACGGTTAACGGTCAGTCTGCAGCGATTGTCCAGAACAGCCAGGTATCAGCGGACATCAATAACAACCTGAATGCGATGTACAGCATCAAGGTCGCTGTTGATTCTAATGGTAATCAGTATGCAGCAGGGATGGGGATTGGTGTTCAGAATACTCCATCCGGCATGCAATCACAGGTGCTGTTTGTGGCTGACCGTTTCGCGGTAATGGCGCAGGCTGGTGGGGCGGTGTCGTTGCCGTTCGTAATCCAGAACGGACAGACCTTCATCCGGGATACGTTCATCCAGGACGGTACCATCAGCAATGCCAAAATCGGCAGCTATATTCAGTCTTCAACATGGGACGGCACCGGAAATGTTGGCTGGCACATCAACAAGTCTGGCTACGCGACGTTCAATAATGTGACCGTTCGTGGCTCGATTTACGCCACAAACGGTAATTTTTCTTTCAATGGCTCCGGCAACACAACGGTGATTAATGGTAATGGCGTAACCATTAATATTCCTGGTGGTGGCCGGATTGTACTGGGGACATGGACATAAGATGCCGACAGGATTATTGATAGAACTTAATGACGGCGGAAAGCGTATGGAGATAACAGCGGGCCTGAGATGCCCGTCTTTTGGTGGCAGCTTTGACACTGGCTACCAGAAAGCAAAGTATGTGGACATCGCTGGTTATGTTTCAGGTGCGCAGGTGCTGTTTATACCGTATGCGACTGCCTATGTTGATGCGGGGCTGTGGCATAAAATGAATTCCATAACCATCTCTGGTGGCAGGGTTACGCAGAATTCGAGAATGCAGGCTCTGGGCATTAGTGAAAGAGATAGCACCTATACGTTTCCCGGTAGTGTCTGGCAGATATTTCCGACAGGTCAGCGAAGCGGGGTGGGCCTGCTTATCAGCGACAGTACTGACTTCACCTCGATAACCAATGCCACGCAGTCAGGGCAGTGTATCTGGAAGGGGACCGTAAGTGTTCCGACCGGAGGATGGGCGGTTCCGACGATAGCAGGATACGACAAGTCGAAGTACGTCGTTTTCGGGCGCTGTAACAGTGGTAACACGATTGACTTCGACGGTAACACGGTCAGGTTCTTCAGCCCTCCGTCCACGAACGATGATGCTCCCGCAACCGGCACGATAGACATCGTTATTTTTGCCAGTGGCGTAGCGCCGCAGCCGGGTACCGGCCTCAATATTTTTAATGCTGCAGGGGCCTGCACCTTTTCAACCACAAAACGACCATTCGTATACCTCAACCAACTCTGGACCCCTTCGACAAGTGCCGTGAGCATCGGTAACGGATATGTTCCGCTGGGTAGGTTTGGGCTAATGGTGCATACGGTAAACGGCATGTATGTATATCGAATGTTCGGAATAAAAATACAGAACGGCAACGCTTCAGTTCAGGGCGGAAAATATCTTGGGCGCGAGCAATATGCCATTTTCGGTAATAACACGGTGACGTCGCTCAGCCTTCCGGTTCTGCCCGATATGTACGTCTGAATACACTGCCTAATTAAATCAACCTCGCTCCGGCGGGGTTTTTTATTACCTGGAGATAATATGATTTATACCACTGGCACTATTGCCATCAGCGGAAATACCCTTACAGGTACGGGAACAAACTTCACTGCAGCTGGCTCGCTGATTCGTAACGGCTGTACCGTCATCGCGCTGACCAGCCCAGCGCAGGTTTTCCAGATCACCGCTATCGGCGGCGCAACCTCTCTCACCGTTACGCCAGCTGCTAACCCTGCTATCCCTGCGGGAACCAAATATGCCATTCTTCTGAGCGACAGCCTGAGCGTTGACGGTCTGGCGCAGGACATCGCTGAAACATTCACTATGTACCAGCGTTACATGAGCGGTTTCGCTGATGTGATGAACGGTACTACAGACGTCACTATCACGATTAACGGTGTGCCCGTCACCGTACCGGGGCAGAAATCGCTGGCGAAGAAAGGGGCTAACAGCGATATAACCAGCCTAAGCGGCCTGACTACCGCGCTCAGTATCAGCCAGGGCGGTACAGGTGCAAAGAATGCTGCTGACGCTCGCGAAAACCTCGGTTTAAAAAGTGCAGCCGTGGCTGATATTTTAGGTACGGTTTCCCAGTCTGGAGGGGTGCCTACCGGAGCAGTGATAGAGAAGGGGTCAAATTCGAATGGTGAGTATGTTCGTTTTGCCGATGGTACTCAAATTTGCCGAATGGCGGTTGCGGCCGCAGACGCAGTAAATAAAAATGTGGCAACAGCCGGCTCGCTGGGTGGGTATCGAAGCTCACAAAACCCAGTACCATTCCCGGCTAATTTTGCAGCTCCAGCTTACTGTTCTGGTCACATTAACAATAATGGCCACAATGTAAGAATTGAGCTCGTCAGCGGCAACCAGGCATCATGCCTGTTTGCTTTTCATGCTGTGAATAGCGGCACTTATTCCGGCGCCGACACCATTTACATTACAGCCATCGGCCGCTGGTTCTGAGGGAATTCTAATGAAAATTTTGCTTAGCCCACAACGTGCAGATTTAAAAGTCACCTATTCAGCACAGGGCGATGTGCTTACAGCTACAGTGGACGGAAAAGTACATTCTTTCGATTTCTCCGATCTACAGGCCGAGACTCTTACTGAGTTCGCATCATCGTTTCCAATCTGCCCTCTACTCTTTGTTAAGAGGGCAGATGAGGGGATAGTTGTTTCTGCACTCCACTTTTACGGGCCTGACGCCGAAGAGAGCGAAAAAGTAGCTTCTGTTATTAACCTGTAATAGATGGGTAAGGCTCAGGACAACATACCGAATCAACCTCAGAAAGAGGTGAGGGGCGTGGCATTGCAGGAACCAGATACGTAAAGAAAACCGCCACCCATCGTATGCAAGAATGGGCGGCGGCTGGTTGCTCAGTATTCATGTCCGAGCAATCGTTGTGAATATTACCCGAGAGATAGTTAAAGACCAACCTGGCGTACTGAAGGGAATTCAGATACAAGCCACATATCAGACTCTTCAAACATTTCCTCCAGCATGCGATTCAGCTTTTCCCGATCACCTTTGCTGGCATCACTATTTAAAGCATTCGCCTGCATCGGCTTAACTTTCACTTCAGCATCAGGGAAAATCTGGTGCACTCGTTTCGTCAACTCGGCCAGGATAATCTCCCTGGCTCCCTCCAAGCCTTCAACGTTTCGCTTATCGTAAACCAGTTCAACAAACAT